TTCGGGCAAGCACTGAATATTGCTGCTCAGGCGAAGCAGAATTTTAACTCGCAGAGTTTGACGATGCAGCGTCCTCCTGATGCAGATGATTACTTGAAGCAATTGAAGGATGAAAATGACCTCTTAGGTATACAAGATTTAAGGCAGAGAGCGATAGCCAAGGGGCGACTTGACTTTCAGAACAAGATGAAGGGAAGCAAAGACCAGAGCTATCTTGATTCCACTAAATACCAAGCTGACATAGAGTTAGCCGGCCAACTAGCCGCAAGTAATTACGACGAGCAGCAGTCAAATGCAGCGAGACAAAAGCAGCAGAAAGCAGGCGTAACCACAGCCAATCAGCAAGCCAGAGCAGAAGAGTCCGTCACTCAGAAGCTCGAGCAACTTCGCCAGCAATCAGACCTCAACGCAGTTTCAAGCCAAAACCTCACTTTGGAGCAAACGAAGCTCCGTGCTGAAATGTCGCTAGGAAAGAACGCGACAGCGGCGCAGCGAGAAGAGGCGGCGAAGTATGCAGAGGCGATATGGCAGCAATCCGCAGCGCTGAAAGCTAGAAATCTGATGCCTGAAGTCGCTGAAAACGATGATTACCAGAGTAAAACCGCACAACTTGAATTACTCAAAGGTCAAAGAGACTCCCAAGGTAATTTAATTATCAGCCAGCAACAGTATCAGCAGGAATCTGAGAAACTAGCGGCTGAGCATATTGGTAATCTAGCGAAAATCAACAGTCAGAACGCCGTCACGCCTCAGCAATCTCTCGCCGGGCAAGTTGACCCTGTTCAGCAATTGGCTAATGAAAATGCCGAGAAGCTATCACTCATAAACCAATATGAGCAGGCGGGTGTGTTAGCACATGGTCAGGCCGCGGCATTAAAGCAGGCGCAAGACACTAAGTACAACCAAGATAGCTACGATGCTATGTGGAACTTATGGAAGAGCCAGAGCCAAATAAATCAGTTAATGGGCGCTGGTATTGACACATTGAGTTCAGGCTCAGCAAGTGCTCTATCAGGAATTATCACTGGCACCGAGTCAGCAGGCGAGGCTTTCAGAAATCTTGCTAATGGCGCGCTTAATGCAATGCTTGAGCAGTTAATAAAGGTCGGCATTCAGGCCATGTTAGTGCGTACGGTTCTTGGCTCTTTTATGGGAGGAGTAAGTAGTATCTCTTCACCATCTGTCGTAACACCTTCTCTTAATACTGGCGCTCTAGGTCTATCTTCTGGATGGCAAAGCTATGTGTCAGGCGCAAGAAAGAACGGTGGGCCAGTGAATGGTAGCGGGTTGTATCGAGTCGGCGAGTCTGGGAAGCCTGAGATATTCCAAGCTAGCAATGGTAGTCAGTACATGATTCCAGGCGACAATGGAAAAGTGATAAGTAATAGGAATATGGCGAAATCCGTCTCCGCAGGTGGTAGTGGTTCTCTCAATATAGACTTAGGTGGAATAACCGTGAACTTACCTTCTAGCAGTAACCAACCTGCATCATCTGTCGATGCAAATGGTATCGGTAAGCAGATAAAACAAAGTGTCGTAAACGCAATTAACGATCAAGTTAACAGGCAAGGAACTCCGCTCTGGAGAGCTATTAATGGACGATAAAGATGACTGACACTTTTAATTTTTCATGCACCTATTCAATACCTGAAACGATTGCAAACAATATCCGAAGTGCGCAATTTGGTGATGGTTATAAGCAGATTTCAATGTCTGGAATCAATCCAACATCTGAGTCATGGGATTTAAATAATAATTCTTTCATAGAGGAAGCTAAAAGATTAAGAGATTTCCTTATCTCACACGTGGCCACTTCCTTCTGGTGGGTTAACCCATGGGGGGAGCGGAAACTCTATCGAGTTAAGTCTGATTCAATTAAGACATCATTCCTTAACAACCAATACATTACAACATCATTCACATTTGAACAGGCCTTTGCGCCTTAGGAGTAGGTATGAGTATCGAACAAGAGATTAAAGGAATTATTGATAATGCAATGTCTTCGCACTCTAAAAGCCAAGAGATAGATGAATTACGCGGAAAAGTTGAAAATTTAACTAAGCTTGTTAACAGCTTGATTCTGACTAACAACAATAACAGCAATATGCCCGATGCTAATTTTAGAATTAAACAAGGCGAGGTATTCATCTCTCCGGCGACTATTTCGGGTCATATTTCATGCTCACGCGAATCGCTAGGTAAAGAAATCCAGAAAACAGTTAGTGAAACTATCAACCAGCAAGCTCAGTTCAAAGGTTCTCCATTGTGGAATGCTATTAATGGAGAGGGTAAGAAGTATGAATTGCTATTTCGTGGCTTAGATATTACGGGTGACAAAGTTGAGGCAGTTGTCGATGTTAGTGACGCAAAGCTACCCATGTATGCAGGCTTCAGGATTAACGTATCAGTCGATCGTAACCCTGACGATTGTTTACGTGCCTACGAAAAGGCCGCTATTGAGAAAGCCGCTTCAATCATTATCGATATCGCTGATGAATTGAAAAGTAATGGCAGATGTAGTGTAAAAACAACCCCAGATGGTATTGAGGTTGTTAAGGGTGGTATTACTCGTTGTCGGATTACTCGGAATTAATCATTCTGCCTTATTTTCTATGATTTATTTCCACCGAAGGTCATGTTGTACTCAAAGCCATCGTAATAGCTGTTCCACTTGCCAATGTGAGTCGATGAGACGTTATTCGTGAAAGCCCTCAAAAGTACGTAGAACATATTAGAAGCTTATACTTATCGTGCTCAGTATCGTCATCGATACCTATTTCACAAATTACATTGCCATTCTTGTCCTTAAACCTCCCTTGTTCTTTTGTTAAATCCATGCCGGGGATAGTTTGAGATAGGTTTTTGGTTAGTGTTATCAAGCTAGATATATGTTTTTTCTGTATCTCATCTGGGTTCATTCTGTGAGCAAAATCATTTCTGACTTTGTTTATTTTTCTAACTAATGAACATATTTCTTTTGGCAGGCCAAGATTTTCAGCCATTTTTATCTTATTAGAGCACTCTATAAGTAGCCGATCATCATCTTCTGTTCCAAATAAACCAGCACATGATGTCTTAGCGCATATCCAAGAATCTATCAATAGTTCAGTCAGCAAGTGAAACCTAAGCACTACACCGACAATATCCTCACTATCAACAATTTTAATGAATGGTTCAGATAAACCATTACTACTTATCCGTTCCATAAAAATTCTAGCGTTCATGTAGCCCTCGAGGAAAAGATGAAAGAACAATATGAAAAAACAATGTTTATAAGTATCGATAACAACGGGTTGTCAGTTTCATATAACTGGCAAACTGCCACCTATTGGGATAATGGAAACATGAAAACATTTTTAGGCAATGATGAAAAACAGTTGCCAGAAAGGATCGTCTTCCGCGATACAAGGACTAAGAGTAATCGTTCTGAGTAACTTCAAGAATCCTGATATTTGATCAGTGCCGCCTCCGGGCGGTTTTTTATGGGTGAAATATGTCATTCACAGCAGACTTACAGCAATTAGAACCCGGATCGCTTGTTCAGCTCATTGAAGTGGACGGCACCGAGTTCGGTATGGATAAGGTGCTTCGATTCCATGCCTACAACATTTCTGAAGAGGGCTGGCAGTCATTCGCAGCCGAAAACCTTCCGTCGATTATCTGGCAGGGCAATGAGTATGACCCGCATCCCTATGAGCTACAGGGTGTTGCGGTATCTAGCGAGGGTTCGCAGCCCACACCTACCTTGTCGGTCGGCAACGTGATGAACTACGTCACGGCGCTTTGTCTGCAATACGATGACATGGTGAAGGCCAAGGTCAAAATTCATTACACCTTAAAAAAGTATCTTGATGCAGCCAACTGGAAGCAGGGGAATCCAGACGCTAACCCGAATGAAGAGCGCGAGCAGCTTTTCTACATCAACTCAAAAACATCCGAAACCCGCAGCCAAGTAGATTTCGAGCTTTGTTCACCATTTAACCTGCAATCACTGCAACTGCCGACTCGGCAGATAACGCCCGTTTGTACGTGGTGTATGCGCGGCTGGTATCGCTCAGGAACCGGCTGCGATTATGCGGGGAGTAATTACTTTACCAAGGATGACGTGCCAACCGATGACCCATCGAAAGACGTGTGTCCTGGGCTTCTTGATAGCTGCAAATTGAGGCATGGGGAAAATAACCCGTTACCCTTCGGTGGCTTTCCGGGAGCCAACTTACAGGGGAAATAATCATGCGTGAGAAATTGCTCGAGGCAATACGCCAGCATGTTATCGCTGAATACCCGAAAGAAGCCTGTGGCGTGATTATCCAGAAGGGTAATAAGCAAACTTACATGCCTTGCCACAATGATGCCGACGACCCGCTAAACACCTTTGTGATGCGTGATAGTGATTACCGGTCAGCCGCACAAGAGGGCGAGGTAATTATGATTATCCATTCACACCCTGATGTGCCGGTGCTTATCCCCTCAGAAATGGACAGGATCCAGTGCGATTACTCTGGCCTTGAGTGGGGCATCATGTCGTGGCCTGATGGGGATTTTTGCACACTATCACCGAGAGAAGACCGCGATTATGTTGGTCGCCCTTGGGTGCTAGGTCACGCTGATTGCTGGTCCCTGATTATGGACTATCACAAGCGAGAATATGGAATAGAGCTGCTTAACTGGTCGGTTCCTTATGAATGGTGGGTCGGTGGCAAAGAAAACCGCTATGAAGATAACTGGCGGGCAGAGGGATTTATCGAGGTACAGATACCGCAGCCCGGCGACATGATAATGATGCAAATCGGCGCTCCGGTGACCAATCACGCGGCTATCTACCTTGGCGACAACCTGATTCTTCATCACAACTTCGGCAATCTCTCTACGCGGGTACCCTACGGACAATACTTCCGTGACCGTACCGTGCGTATCGTTCGACACAAGGACATTCCTGATGCTAAAAACCCTTATCCTTAAAGGCCAAGCGGCTAAGCGCTTCGGTAAGACTCATCAATTCAACGTTGCCGATTTAAACGAGATGATCCGAGCGATGTGCTCACAGGTGAAAGGCTTTAAAAAGTATCTGGCTACTGCTCATCATGACGGTATTCGATTTGCTTTCTTTTCCGGCAAGAGCAATATCGGGCTAGAAGGTTTCGACCTGACTCGCTCTGAAAATACCTACACCATGCAGCCCATCCCCCGCGGTGCGAAAAGTGGCGGGTTACTGCAAGTGGTTATCGGTGCGGCTGTTATTGGTGCCGCACTGTTAATTCCCGCAGCGGGCATACCTGCTATTGGTTTAACTGCTGCCGGTGCAGGCACCGCAGCCACTGCATTAGCCGGTATCGGAATATCGATGTCGCTCGGCGGTGTCGTCCAGATGCTAACACCGCAGCCAAATATGAGCGTCGGGTCGTCTTCCAGTGCTGATAACAAACCGAATTATGCCTTTGGCGCTCCGGTGAATACGGTGGCAATGGGCTATCCGGTGCCGGTGCTGTACGGTGAGAGAGAGGTCGGCGGGGCGGTGATTAGTGCCGGGATATTCTCTAGCGACCAGCAATAACTTAACGAATTTAATCAGGTCACGTCGGTGGCCTTTTTTTATGGGTGAAACATGGCATTTATTCAAGATTACCCGATACAAGGCCGCAAGGGTGGCGCGGCAAAAGCCCATACGCCTGTTGAGCAGGCTGATAACCTACTTTCTGAGGCTAAGCTGAAAATGCTGCTGGCCGTCTGCGAGGGTGAAGTAGAGGGCACGGTCACTGCGCAGCAAATCTACCTTAACGATACGCCGCTGGCTAACGATGATGGCTCTTATAATTTCACCGGGGTTAAGTGGGAGTTTAGACGCGGTACGCAGGACCAAGAATACATCCAAGGTATGCCAGAGATTGATAACGAGCTATCAGTCGGGCAGACCATCACTACCACGAATCCATGGACGCGCCAATTTACTGACACCTCACTGGATGCTATCCGCATTAAACTCAGTGTTCCGGCGCAATATCAGTATAAAGATAATGGTGACATGGTGGGAACCGTCACCGAGTATGCAATCGACCTTTCAACGGATGGCGGCAGTTATCAAACAGTGGTCCAAGGTAAGTTTGACGGTAAAACGACGTCAGAGTATCAGCGTGACCACCGTATTGATTTGGCAAACGGAGCCAAGTCCTCAACTATTCGTGTTAGGCGTATCACTGCTGACTCTACCGACACTAAGCTGGTCAATGCTTTTAAGATTTTCTCTTTCGCTGAGGTGATTGACAGCAAATTGCGATACCCGAACACCTCACTACTTTTCATCGAGGTCAATTCAGAGCAATTTACCAACGGCGCACCGAAAGTCACGGTGAAGATGAAGGGAAAATTAATCCGCGTGCCGGATAACTACGACCCGGCTACACGGACTTACTCTGGTAGCTGGTCCGGTAACTTTAAGCTGGCATATAGCAATAACCCAGCGTGGGTATTCTACGACCTAATTCTGGACAAGATTTACGGCATGGGTACCCGTGTCGATGCTTCCATGATTGATAAGTGGGGCTTGTATCAAATCGCGGTGTACTGTGACGAGATGGTATCAAATGGCGCTGGCGGGACCGAGCCTCGCTTTACCTGTAATGCCTATGTGCAATCACAGGAAGAAGCTTTTACTGTGATGCAAGACTTTGCAGCTATCTTTCGTGGCATTACCTTTTGGGGCAACTCACAAGTTATCGTTAATGCAGACGTGCCGGTTGATGATTTGGAGTGGACTTACACCGCAGCGAATGTCGTTGATGGGATGTTTAGCTATGCAGGAGGTTCCTATAAGAACCGGTATACCTCCTGTCAGGTGAGCTACTCTGACCCTGCCAACCATTACTCCGACACTATCGAGGCAGTCTACGACTCTGATTTGGTAGCTCGTTATCAAGTGCAACAAATGAGCTTAACGGCTATCGGCTGTACTTCTCAGAGTGAGGCACATCGGCGCGGCCGTTGGGCGCTACTCTCCAACTCGAAAGATGCCACCGTGTCATTTAGTGTTGGTTTAGACGGTCATATCCCGTTGCCGACTTCAATTATCGGCGTTGCTGACCCGTATCGGGCCGGAAAACAAAACGGCGGTCGAATCTCAGCGGTTAATGGCCTTGCCATCACACTCGATAGAGAGGTCGATTTTGCGGCCGGTGACCGGCTTATCCTTAACTTACCTGACGGCACCTCGCAGACTCGAACCATTGCCAGTATCGCTGCAGATAAGAAAACCATCACTGTTAACACAGCCTATAAAACTGACCCTGTTCCCGGGGCGGTATGGATTATCGATAGTGACAACCTAGCGGCTCAGCAATTTAGGGTGACCTCGATTACCGATAATGATGACGGCACCTTCACCGTTGCCGCGGTTCAGTATGACCCGAACAAATTCCGCTATATTGACGACGGGGTGAAAATCCAACCGGCTCCCGTCACCGTTACACCGACCAGCGTGATGAGCGCACCACAGAATATCGTGGTCACTGAAACGGACCATATCGCCCAAGGTGTCACGGTGGCCACACTGCAAGCGTCATGGGATAAGGTAGATGGGGCAATAAACTACACCGCACAGTGGCGCAAAGATAATGGCGACTGGGTGAATGTTGGCTTGACCAGCGCGCAGGGTTTCTCAGTGCAAGGTATCTATGCTGGCGTTTATGATGTCCGTGTCAGGGCAATCAACGCCGCCGACGTGTCCTCGCCATGGGGTTATGCGCAGGGTGTCGCGCTATCCGGTAAAGTCGGCAAGCCCGGCACACCTGTTAACCTACTCGCCACCGATGATGTGGTGTGGAATATTAACCTAACATGGGCGTTTCCTGATGGCTCCGGTGATACCGCCTACACAGAGTTACAGGTTGCGACGACTGCTGACGGGCAAAATCCTCAACTGCTCACGCTAGTTCCTTATCCAAGCAGTAATTATCAGCACGGGCCTATGCCCGCAGGCGTGCGCCGCTGGTACCGGGCAAGGATAATCGACAAAATCGGCAATAAGGGAGATTGGACGACATTCGTTGAAGGTCAATCGAGTATCGATGCATCTGAAATACTCGGCGACATTACCAATCAGGTTTTACAAAGCGAGGCAGGAAAGCAGCTAGTAGCCAAGGTTGACACGAGCATTGAAGGTATTCTGCAGAACGCGCTAGATAACAATGCGATTGTCGATCATCAAATGGTGGTGAATGGACAGAACCGCGCTGACATTGTCTCGGTGAAAACCACTATCGCCGATAATGACCATGCTTATGCACAGAAGTTTGACCAGATACAGGCCAGCGTTTCAGATAACACTTCCGCTATTCAAACCAATGCCACGGCTGTCGCTAAAACCAACGGTGACTTGGCCGCAACCTACACCATTAAGTCAGCTATAGATTCTAACGGCAGGCAGTATGTTGCAGGCATGGCGCTAGGTGCCACGCAATCAGCGGGCGTCACTCAAACTCAGGTATTATTCCTTGCTGACAGATTTGCTATCTTGAATGGTATCAACGGCAGCTATACATCACCTTTCGCTGTGCAAAACGGCCAAGTCTTTATCAATCAGGCATTCATTGCTGATGGCACGATCACCTCTGCAAAGATTGGCGATTATATTCAGTCGAATAACTATGTGGCGAATAGCGTTGGTTGGCGAATCGGTAAAGATGGTTCGATGGAGTTGAATGGTACTGATGGCGATGGTTCGGTGCGAATTAATAACCATGGGATAGGATGCTACGACTCAAATGGAACTGAACGCGCATTCATGGGGAAATTATCGTGACCTACGGAATAAGATATACCCCAGATGGTTTTAGCCGGTCTATTGAGTTATCAAATGCCAGGGTTATTTCTTATCTTGGCTCAGTAACTATCAATACACTTGGTGACGGGAAAACCTCAGGGAATAGCTCGGCTGGCACTAAGCAAATGCAAGGTGGTGCAACTTCCCTCATCATCCCTCGGCGCCTCGTGAATATCAAAGGGACAATAGGTGATGGTAGCGCTGGTCGAGCGATGACTAATTCAATGTCGTTCAATGGCAATACGTTGACGGTCAATTATGACACCAACTATCCGAACTATAATCAGCTCACGCCAGCCGTGGTTGATATTTTTTCAGTTGGGGGCGCTCAGTCGGCTAGCGGTTATGGTCTGAGATTTACCAATAGCACTAACTTCCTTGAAATATCTGATACCAGTTATTTGGGATTTGTGACGTGGGTTGGTACGGTCGATATAAATGGAACTTGGAATATCCCGAACGATATTGTTTCTTTGGGTAATTACGTTGTCTTTGCTAACTGGAACAACACCACCACACCAATCTATCTAAACAGAGATTCGAATAGGCTAGAGAGTTACACATCCTTCTCGAGCACACAAGGCTCGGTAATTGGTGGCAGCGTAACAGGTGTGAGGGTTGTTATCGTTAGTTGTGGATTTTCACCACAAAAGCCATCTTCAGGCTATGGCATATTAATCCGTAACGCGGCTGGACAAATAACGTTTAGCTCTAAGTATGCGCCAGCGAAATGGAATGGCGCAGTTTTTAATATGTCTGGGTTTAAAAACTACGATACCAGTAATGGGGAAATTTTATCTTGGTCTGGCATTAGCGGCGGCAGTATCGCTGGAGCGCCCATGGTTCCATTATGCAGTATCGGAATGCAAACAGGGGATTACAACAGAGCATCTACCTACCGTCCAATTATGTATGCAGGAATGAAAATGAATGGGTCACAGGTAACTTCTGCTAGAGGTGCTGGTAACGTTGGTGACCTAAAGATAGGTGACGTTAAGGCTATGCAAGTAGCTTGCTCACTCCCCGCGCTCGATACCGCAGATTATTTTTGATAGGCAAAAATCTCAACATCTACCCGCTCAGGCGGGTTTTTTATTACCTAAATTCAGGAGCCTCATATGGCAGCAACTGGCACTATAGCGCTTAACGCAAACTCACTTACAGTCACTGGCTCAGGAACTAAATTCACCACCGAAGCACAGGTGGGCGGGGCGCTTGTAACCTACATTGGTAATGTACCCTACACCTTTGTGATTGATTCGATCGCAAGCGATACAGCATTAAACCTCACCACAATTTACCAAGGCAGCAATGTAACTGGGCAATCATTCTCTTTGCTCGATAGGGGGGCATACACCGGTGTGAATGCGGAGCTTGGAGCAAGAACAGCACTAGCAATTCGCAAGGCCAATTACGACAAGGTGAATTGGCAGCAGCTTTTAACTGTAGACGGTGATGTCACTGTTAAAATTGATGATTACAGTCAGTATACAGGACCGTCTTGGTTGTCACTGTATAAGTCTTTGAGTGGAATCAATGATAGCTTAGCCAAGAAAGCTAACTCATCTGATTTGGGCGATGCGGCAAAGAAAAATACAGGCAGTGCATCAGGGACGGTAGCTGCGGGTGATGATTCTCGGCTTAACAACTTGGCTAATAAAAAAGGGGGTAACGTTACATCCACTATTACCATGGATAGTGCATCGAATATTGAGTTCTCCAGACGTTCTAAATCAAATACCGATGGGAACACTGCCTATTGGGGCAACTCAAACGTACAGTTTTATTGTGGTGATGACAGACCTAACCCATTCATCACTTTCTATGCATTTGAAAACGTTGGTTCATCTTCTGGTTTGAGAATGCAGGTAAATTACACTGACTCAAAGCGTAACGACTATAACTTTCAAGATAGTGGAACTGCTACTGCAATAAGTTGGCAATCAACATCTGATAATCGGGTGAAAGATGATATTTCGGTAATAAAAAATCCTCTTGAAGATATGAGCAAGTTCCGAGGATGCACTTGGACAATGCGCACTTACGGTGGCGGTGCTGGAATAGGATTTATAGCTCAATCCATTCAAAAATATAATCCTGATCTAGTTACAGTGTCTGGTAACAGTTACTTAGAAGATGGTAGCGTAGTAGATGACACTCTTTCAATTAATGCTGGGCAAATCGCAGCAGGGCTTCACCATGAAGCGATTCTCAATTTAATGTCTATACAGCGAAAAGCTCTACTCGTACTATCTGACCCATCCCTCTCAGATGCAGATAAGCAATCAGCCCTTAAAGAATTAGCTACACTTATTCCAGACGAAAGTGAATACGCTGATCAATAAGAGGTAGCCATGGCCTTTCCATCCCCCGCACTAGATTACGTTGAAGCACGACTTACTCCTAATTCACTTATGCACGTTACCCAGTCGTCAATCATCATTCCGACCGATGAAGGATGGGCTGTGGCCGAGCCGGGCCATAAGGTGACAAAGGGAAGAACTGTGCTACTAGACGTAAACGGTAAGCTGATGTTTGCCGAAGTGGGGTATGGAGTTTTCAAAACTAACGATGGCATTATCGAGGGTGACGCTCTTGATGATGCCAGAGTGTTAGGTGTAGTGACATTTATGGTGAAGGAATTGCCGAGAGGTGAGGGGGAATAATCTAAGCGTTGTTTAAAAAGCGCCTTTCACTGAAACACTAACTCATAGCTTTAAAACAATTTTCGCCTTGAAGATGATTTTTCGATGTCGTGTATTTCAACAGATGTGTGTCAATATTTGGTTATTTCTTTAAAAATTGGAATGTTTGTGATTTATGCATTAGAGTGTTTATGAACTTTATTCTAAAGGAATGCTGTACATGAAAATACACTCAATACAATACCTTAGAGGGTTAGCGGCGATGTTGGTTCTCATGTCCCATAACTCTTTCCTGATAGGAGGGTTAGCAAAAAGCATCCCAGGAGCATTGGGTGTTGATATTTTTTTTATCATTAGCGGATTTATAATAGCATTTATCACAAGCCAGCGCTATGAGCCACCCTTAGCCTTTGCTATAAAAAGATTCTTTAGAATATGGCCGTGTTTATTCGTTGTCTGGCTACTCGCTACAACGATTGTTTATA